TATATTCTTTCTTGGCACCAAGTAATAAATGGTGAACCAAGCATGAACCATATGAAACATCTTAATTTTGGTTCTTCTGCTGGTCACCCTCTTGTCCTTGAAGATAGCTCAAAGAAGAAGAAACATCTCTTTGAAGGTGAACCATGCAATTATGTCATCAAGTCTAAGTTGTTACAAGAACGTTTAGACGAACGAATAGCGCTTGGACGTGATGGCATTCAATTGCCTGATTCACTTTGGTGTGACACATTGAAAGATGAGTTGCGACCATTGGCGAAAATAGCAGTGGGTAAAACCCGTGTTTTTGCGAATGGTCCTATTGATTTTACAATGTGTGGGAGGAAATATGGTGGTCATTTCTTTAACCACTTCTATGATTCATATAAATGGACTCCATCTGCTGTTGGTATGGATTGTGAGAGTGGTGATTGGGAAGACCTTGAGAGCTATCTTAAAGAAGTTTCAGACTGTGGTTTTGCAGGTGACTTTGGACGTTTTGATGGATCCCTTGCCCCTCAGATAATGGACATGTTTAGTGATCTCTGGACCTCTTACATGTCCACTGCTGATGGCTGGGATGAAGGATGTGATAATTTTGTGCGAACTATGGTCCATGAAATTATCCACACTACCCATCTTTGTATGGATGGTGTGTATATTTGTCATGGTGGGAATCCTTCTGGCAATTTCTCCACTGTCATAATCAATTCATTCGTCAATTGGATGTATTTTGCTTATGCGTGGATGGAGTTGGCACCAGGACCTCAATATAAGACCATGAATTCCTTTGAGGAATTTGTTCGTATCAAAGTTTATGGTGATGATGCAAAACTTGCAGTCCATGATAGTGTGGCGAGTTGGTACAATATGAAAACTGTTTCCAAGCTTTTTGCCCAGTACGGTATTGAATTACTACCACCGGACAAGGAGATTGGTGAAGAGTTTGAAGTTGCACCACTAGACACATTCTCATTTTTGAAAAGAAAGACTCGCGTTGATCCTGACATTGATCGTGTGCGGCGCTTGGCCTGTATTGATAAATCATCCATTTATGGATGTATAAATTGGAACAGGAAAAGTGTT